GCGCACGCGCGCCGTGCTTGACGCGTCCTATGTTGAGCCATTGCTGGCCTCACCGCACCAGAGCAGACCATACCTGCCTCGCCCAGCCCAGTCTCGACTCGACTAACCTTGCCTCGCCTGACGCAACATTCCATCCCCCACCCCGCCGTACCGAAACGTGCCTGCATCGCATTGCCAAACCTCGCCAGATCGGGCCTCGCTTCGACCTCCCCCGCCTCGTCGTGCCTGCCTCGCCTCGACTCGCCGCGCCCTTGCCCACATAGCCTCACCGAATCAGACCGGACCTGCCTCGCCTCGACTCGCCGCGACCTTGCCAAATCTGACCACGCCGCGCCTGCCCAACCGTGCCGAGCCTGCCGACGTGCCTCGACGCGCCCAGCCGTACCTTGCCATCGCTGACCTTTGCTTGCCTGCCATGCCAGCCCGCTAACGGACCGCGCCTCAACACACCAACGCAGACCACGCCTACCACGCCTGCCTAGCCATTGCGGAACTCGGCGAACCCAACCGCTCCGACCCTTGCCTTGCCATGTCTGCCTCGCTCTGCACGCCATACCAGCCCGCTACGGATCGCGCCTTGCCGCACCAACGCAGACCATGCCTGCATTACTGTGCCTTGCCACGTCACACCAACCTAACCGCGCCTCACGTCGTCGCGCTGTCGCCGTTGGGTTGATCGTCAGGCGGCACGCCATAGTTGCGCTGCGCGCGCTCGATGGCGCGGAAGATTCCATCGAGTTCGGTTAGCTGGTAATACTTCACCTTGAGGCGATTGAGTTCTGCGAGCGCATCGGCGAGCAGTTGCGACCGCCCCGATGGACTCGTGAGAACCTCTGCCATCACTCGGTACCCGCCGCGTTTCTCGACACGATCCGGTGTCAGGCTCACGTAAGCCCTGACCTCGAATTTAGGCGCATCGTAGGGGAGCATCTCGACTACGTACCGGATCAGTTGGCGCGCCTGTTGCAGTCGCCATTTGTCGGCAGCTTCGCCGTCGTCCCATTCAAAGCAGTGATGGAGAGGCGAGCCTACGGGCCTCGCCTCCTCCACAACGTCACTTGCCCGCAGCACGCCATTCATGGCATTGATGCGCGCGAGTTCGTTGATAACTTCAGTCTGCGGCATTCGAGAGTGTCTCCGGCCTTTCGATCTCGAAGAGGCCCCAGCCCATGCCCGCCGAGTTCTTACTGTCGGGTCGCCCTTCGCAGATGCCGACCTGCTGCCCGACGCGCATCAGCAGGTTGGTGACGTCTTCGAGTAAGAACTGATCCGAGTCCCATTTGATCGTGACGAACGCGCGCCAATTGAAGTACGCGGGACGGATCGCCACATAGGGTTCGCCCGTCGCGACGCGCGCCATGTCTTCCTGTAAGACCGGATCGCCGATGATGCGGATTAACGGGATCTGTGGTTCGTCGCGGTCGACCCCGTCCTTCTCGACGAAGACCGACAGCTTCGCGAGCACCATCTTAATTGTGGTCAGGCGGCATGCCGAGATCATCGCCTTGCGGATCGCGGCAGCGTTGAACCCGTCCCACCCTTCGCGACTGCGGTAGCGCGCCTCGTTGTAGGTCTGCATGGAGTTCTTGGGGCTGCGGTTCTTACGGCCCGATGCAGCCTTGCCTGTCTCCATCTTCGTTTTCATCTCCTGTTTGACCTTCGCACTGAACCGATGCACGACGAGAGGAACGTCGGGCAGTCCGACCAGCTGAAACCGTGCGAGCTGAAAGCGCACGGGCGGGATTGTGATACTGCGGTTAGGCGTAACTGGAACCTCTGCTGCGCCCGTTTCATTTACAACACTTCGTCGTGAAGTAGCCATCGCTACCCCTCCACTTGAATTCCTTCGATTGGCTGCCCGGGTCGAAGGTTGCCCGGTACTGCTCATCTCTGCCCCCACCACGTCGACCCGCGCCGCCGCTGCTCGTCGTCGCGCTTACGTCGCGCGTCGGTCATGATGTCGACGACGATCATGCCCAGGATCAGCGCGGCGAGGATCACGACCGCGATCATTCGTCTGCCTCGGGGAAGTTGAAGGTCCGTTGCTGCTCTTCGAGCGTCATCGCCTCGATGCGGACCTCCGTCGACGAGTCGCACTGGACGAGGGTTTTCATGCCGACACGCGGGCTGTCAAACATGTACATACACTCGACGTCGCGCACCTCATAGCCGTTGTTGATCCGCGTCGTAAGATCGGCGACGCGCTTGGTGCCCGCCTTGAGCAGCGCCGCGAAGTTCGCCACCGCATTCGCGCGCTGCTCGCGCAGGTCGATGACTGCCTGCGACTCGCGCGCGAGCGCCTCGCCCATGCCCCGCACTTCGTCGGGCGTGAAGGTATGTTTAATCGGTTCGTAAATTCGTCTCTCCATGCTCACTCCTTGATCACGCATAACTCCGAGATCGGCCGCAGCCGCGCCTGCGGCACCCAGTACGAAAGCTCGCCGCCCTCGCTGCGGCAGAACTCGGCGACGAGTGCGTCCCTGCCGAGAATCCAGCCCACGGGGTGATACACGGGGATCTCGCCCGTGACGAGCACCCACTTCGATTCCTTGCTGTCGTCGTCGTGCAGAATCAGATGCCCGCTCGTGTACTTCGTCCAACGCACTTCGATGTCGGGCGGGATGTCGACCGTATGCCGTCTGCTCCACCAATCCCCCGGCCAGTAACGCCCCATGTACTTCGCCGCTGCGTACTCGGCAATTGCGCCCTCGATCTCGCACCAGTAAGGCGAGTTCGTCGCGCCCGTGCTGGGGTCGTCGACCTTCTCGCCTTTCGCGAAGGCATAGTGATGCTGGACTCTGCGCTTGACGCCGACTTCGGCAGCGTGCCAGATTTCCGCGCGGCCCAGTTCGATGCCATCGGTCGGACTCATGACGCGCGCCGCTGCTCCTTCTGCGCGAGCTTCTCGCGCGCGTCCATCTTACGCGCGACCGCGAGCAGCACTTCCCAATCGACCGCATAGAACTCGCGCGTGCCCTTGACGCGGACGCAGCAGTGGTACGGGAACAGTTCGACGATGATCGGGCGGCGACGGTCGAGCGACAGCGTCTCGCGCTTCAACTTGCGCCCTACTGATAACTTCGTCACACCTCCTCCTTATTGCCGCAGTTGCGGCAGTGATACCCCGCCCAGCGGAGCCGCTCGACATACCCGTCCATCTCGACGCCTGTCGGGTACTCGCCCTCGACGCCGACGATGTCGGACGAGTCGCAGAGCGAGCAGCGCGTTACTTCGTCTCCGCTGTCGGCGGGGGCGTGAACGGCTCCTGTCCCATGACCTTGTCGCGCGCCTTGCTGCGCGTGGGTGCGGGCGTGTCTGGTGCCTGCTCGCCTTCGCCCTCGCGCGTGCGCATGATGTCTGCCCATGTCGCCCCTCCGTCCTTGAGCGCGTTGTATACGGTCGTAAGGTCCGCGATGTCTGCCGCTGTAACTGTCTCCATCGCGCGGCCCATGTAGTCCTTGAGCATGTTCACCGTGACCCCGACCGAGCGGAACTTGTCGAGGATCTTTTTCTTCGCCGCGTCTGGGTCTTTGGCGTTGGCGTCGGCGAGTGTGCGCTCGACCAGTTCGCGGCACTCGTCGAGGATGTCGCGCGGCAGCAGGCGCTTCGACAGGTCGCGGATCAGCTTCGAGCGTTCACTGCCCAGCGCGTTGCGGAACTCGTCGGCAGTCGCCTCGACGAGATACACGCGCTCGCCGTTCTGGTTCTCGCGCATGCCGCGCACCTTGCGGTCTGCCTTGACCGACTTCCGCTCCACGAGCTTGTCGACGATGGCGACGGTCGAGATGCTGGAGTTATGCTGCACGTCTATGACGGAGACGCGGAGCTTCGCCTGTTCGCTGTCCTCGTACACGATGTCGTCGACGATGTGGAGATTCTGGTAGTGCTGAATTGCCGACTCCACGAAACGGATGCTAAAGTCGACGATCTCCTTGCCGCCGATCGGCTTGTGGAAGAGTGCGATCTCCGCGAAGCCCGGGCGTCGGCAGTCGTTCATAATGCCCTCGCGGAACGCGTTGACGTCGCGGGGCCATTTCTTCGCCGTGAGC